ATGAATGATGAAGCTATTAAGAAACTTGAGTTTTCATTTGACAATTCTATTGCTGCTATGCTAAAATAAAATACATACAAAATATAAGGAGAAAATAAATGGCAATCGTAAGAGGTCTAAAAGATATAAATGCCCTAGTTGACAAGCCTAAGTATGAAGGTACGGGAACAAAAGTTCGTTGGCTAAAGTTAGCTGACGGACAAGCAGTAAAAATTCGTTTCATTGAAGAACTTGACGAAGACTCAGCAAATTATAATGAGGCTCGTGGTTTAGCTCTTGTTGTTTCAGAGCACACAAATCCAAAAGACTATAAGCGCAAGGCTGTAGATACTATGGATACAGAAGGCCGTGACTGGGCTGAAGAGATGCATCGTAAAGACATGAAGGCTGGCTGGAGAGCTCGTCTGCGTTTCTATTGCAATGTTCTTGTAGATGATGGCATTGAAGCACCATATGTGTCTATTTGGTCAATGGGTGTAAGCAAGCAATCTGCATTTAATACTATTCGTGAATATGCTCTTGAGACAGGAAGCATTTCAAATCTTACTTGGAAGGTAAAGCGTAATGGTCAGGGTACTGAAACAAGTTACACTCTTATTCCAAGTGCACCAGATAAGGAACCATTTGATTGGACAGGTGTAGAGCCATTCCCACTAGAGAAGGCTCTTAACAAAATTCCTTATGCTGAACAAGAAGCCTTTTATCTAGGCTTTGATGGTCCATCAACATCATCAGCAAACGCTGACTGGTAATAGATGAACTACGTTGGTTTGCATGTCCATACACACTTTTCCTTAATGGATGGTGTTGCTACTCCAGAAGAATACGTTGACCGAGCAGTTGAACTTGGTATGCCAGCACTGGCTATCACAGATCACGGGACCTTATCTGGGCATAGAGAACTGCATCGTCTTGCAAAAGCAAAGGGCATCAAACCAATACTTGGCGTAGAAGGCTATTTGGCATTAGATAGACATGATAAGAAGGCTAAGAAAGATCGTATTGGCCCACTTGATGTTAACTTTTTCCACTTAGTCCTTCTCGCCAAGAACCAAAATGGTTTAGAAAATCTAAACAAAATTAATGAAGTAGCGTGGACTGAAGGTTTTCACAGTAAACCACGTTTTGATTTTGAAATTCTTGACAAACATGGAGACGACATAATTGTTCTTTCTGCTTGTCAGGGTGGAATTATTGCAAAAGCAATTGAACATGAAGAATATGCATTTGCAAAAGAAAAGATGTCTTGGTTTAAAAATAGATTTGGTGATGACTTTTATGTTGAGCTCATGCCACACAATCCTAAAAGTATTAATGATCAACTTGTTGCTCTTGCAAAAGCATTTAATGTTAAAACTGTAGTAACACCAGACTGTCATCATTCAGATCCAAGTCAAAAAGAAATTCAAGAAATGATGTTATTGCTTAACACCCATGGTAAAGTTGAAAAAGATTCAACATTTGAAAAGTCTAAAAAACATGAGAATATGATGGAACGTCTTGACTATTTGTATGGTGCAGACAGAAAAATGTCTTTTAGGTCTTTTGACATTCACTTGCTTTCGTATGAAGAAATGAAGTCTGCTATGGCTGAGCAAGGTCATGTAGATGAAGAAATGTTTACTAGCACTTTAGAAATTATGAATAAGATTGAAGATTACGATGTTAAGTCTGGGCTTGATCTACTTCCAGTTCAATACCTTAATCCAGATAAAGAATTAAAAGATCTTGCTATGCAAGGATTAGTAGATCACAAACTTGATAAAAACGAAGAATACATACTAAGACTTGAAGAAGAATTAAAAGTAATTCAAGATAAAAGTTTTGCTCCGTATTTTCTAGTTGTTCGCAATATGTTAAACTGGGCCAAAAAGGAAGACATTATGGTTGGCCCAGGTCGTGGTTCTGCTGCAGGTTCTCTTCTTTGTTATGCTCTTGGAATTACTGATATTGATCCAATAAAGCACGGATTGCTTTTTTTCCGATTTATTAATCCAGAACGTAATGACTTTCCAGACATTGACTCAGACATTCAAGATACAAGACGTGATGAAGTCAAAGACTATCTTGTTAGACAATATCGCCATGTTGCATCTATTGCAACCTTTATGCAGTTCAACAATAAAAATATTGTGAAAGATGTTTCTCGTGTATTAAATATTCCACTAGCAGATGCAAATAAAGTAAATAAGCAAATTGATACGTGGGAAGAATACTGCACTTCAAAAAGCTCCGCATGGTTTAGAGAAAAATATCCAGAAGTAGAAATTTACGGAGAACAATTACGAGGACGTATTAAGGGAACTGGTATTCATGCTGCTGGTGTTGTTACAAGTAAAGACCCTATATTTAGATATGCACCAATGGAAACACGCTCTGTAACTGGATCTGATGACCGTATTCCTGTTGTTGCTGTAGATATGGGAGAAGCTGAAAATATTGGATTAATTAAAATTGATGCACTTGGACTTAAAACTTTGACGGTAATTAAAAACTGTATTGACATTATTAAAGAACGTGAAGGTACAAAGATTGATCCACTAAAGATTGATATGGAAGATGCTAACGTATATAATATGCTATCTGATGGATACACAAAGGGTGTATTTCAGTGTGAAGCAGCACCATACACAAACCTATTAGTTAAGATGCGTGTAAAAAATCTTGATGAACTTGCTGCATCAAATGCTTTGGTTCGTCCAGGAGCAGCCAATACAATTGGAAAAGACTATATTGCTATTAAGCATGGTCGTCAAAATCCAGACTATAAGCATGAAGTTTTAAAGAAAATTACGGAGGACACCTATGGCTGTATTCTTTACCAGGAACAAGTTATGCAAGCATGCGTATCCCTTGGCGGTATGTCCATGTCGGAAGCAGATAAAGTCAGAAAAATTATTGGAAAGAAAAAAGATGCTAAAGAGTTTGATGAGTTTAAGGATCGCTTTGTGTCTGGGGCTTCTAAGTTTATTAGTCCTAATGTTGCTTTAGATCTTTGGCATGACTTTGAGGCTCACGCAGGGTACTCATTTAACAAGTCTCACGCAGTAGCATACTCAACACTGTCATATTGGACAGCATGGTTAAAATATTACTACCCATTAGAATTTATGTACTCACTTTTAAAAAATGAAAAGGATAAAGATGCAAGAACTGAATACCTTATTGAAGCTAAAAGAATGGGGATTAGTGTTAAGCTACCTCACATTAATGAATCAGATATTGATTTTAAAATTGAAGGTAAGGGCATACGATTTGGTTTGTCAGGTATTAAGTTTATTTCTGACAAAATTGCAGAAAAGTACATGGCTGCTAGGCCTTTCAATTCATACGCTCAACTTGAAGAGTTTACTTTTACTAAAGGAAACGGAGTTAACAGTCGTGCTCTTCAAGCATTACGAATTATTGGCGCAGCAACGTTTTCTGATCAACCAAGAAATGACCAAGAAGTAAAAGAAAACTTATATGAGTATTTAAACCTACCAGAGTTTAATATGTCAATTCCACAACATTATTATGCATATATTCAAGATGCATGTGATTATGAAGAGCAAGGTTCTTTTATTATGATGGGAATGATTAAATCAATAAAGCGTGGTACTGGTTGGTCAAGAGTAGAATTTTTAGATAAGACAGGAAGTGTTGGTATTTTTGATGAAGAAAATACATCCATTGAAACTGGTAGAACATACTTAATATTGGTTAGTGACAATAGAATTGTTTCATCTGTTCCTGTTGATGAAATAAAAGAATCAAAAAGTGCTCTTGTTAAATTTTTAAACTACAAAATGCTTCCATTTAAAGAAGGGGAATCAATGGCAATTTCTTTTAAGCCAAGAATGACTAAGGCTGGAAAGAAAATGGCATCTCTTGTTATTGCTGATGCTGGCAGAGATTTACACTCAATTGTTGTATTTCCAACGGCATTTGCAAAGGCATATATGACAATTGAAGAAGGTAAAGTGTATACTGTTAAGACAGGTAAAACAAAAGATGGAACAGTAACTTTAGAGGATATAACTAGTGCATAAGGATAAGGTAATAAATTAATGTCAGTAACAATGGAAGAAGTATTAGCACAACTAGATCCAAGAATTCGTAAAAGACTTGGTGATGCTACAGGACAAAAAGTTAGTTATGCAGCAACTCCAAGCTTTGGTTTAAACAGAGCCTTAAAGGGTGGACTTCCATATGGTAGACAGGTTCTTGTGTGGGGATCCAAGTCATCTGCAAAGTCTTCTATGTGCCTTCAAATGATTGCTCTGGCTCAAGCAGAAGGAAAAGTTTGTGCATGGATTGATGCTGAAATGTCTTATGATGAAGAGTGGGCAAAACTACTTGGTGTAGATTCAACAAAACTTATTTATTCACAGGCTAGAACCATCAATGAAATGGTTGATGTTGGAACAAGTTTAATGAATGCAGGTGTTGATATAATTGTTATAGATAGTATAACTTCACTTCTTCCTGCAATGTATTTTGAAAAAGATACAGATGAACTTAAACAGCTTGAAAATACAAAACAAATTGGTGCAGAGTCAAGAGACTTTAGTAATGCTTGGAAAATGTTAAACTATGCTAACAATAAAGTAAAACCTACTTTACTGGTTCTTATTTCTCAGTCACGAAACAACATTAGTGCTATGTACACCAGTCAGCAACCTACTGGTGGTCAGGCCACTAAGTTTTATTCATCTACTGTTATTAAACTGTTTTCGTCAGAATCAGACAATCAGGCAATTAAAGGAAAGATTCAAATAGGAGATAAATTAATTGAAGAAAAAATTGGTAGAAAAATTAAATGGGAACTTCAGTTTTCTAAAACATCTGCAGGGTTCCAATCTGGTGAGTATGATTTTTATTTTAGAGGTGACAACATTGGTATTGATACCATTGGTGACTTGGTTGATACTGCAGAGTTAGTTGGTTTAGTTGAGCGAACAGGAGCATGGTATAAACTTGATGATGGAACAAAAGTTCAAGGTCGTGAAGGATTTATTAATCGTGTCAAAGAAGATCTTGATTTGCAAAAATCATTAACAGATAAACTGATGAATGTCTAACAACAACTTTACAATATATCCTGGTAAGTTTCCATGCAAAACATGCAATGAAGAAGTAAAGTCTATAAGGCTTTGGACTGAAACAGGTGTGCTAACTTGGATGTGTACTGCAAAGCATATTTCAAGGGTACCAATTATAGTAACGAAGAAGGACTATGAGCGAAAGAAGTGAGTCTAAACGTATAGGTGCAAAGCAGCATAAAAATTCTGGGCGCAATATGCAAAAAGGAGATGCCTCCTGGAAAGACTTTGTAATTGATTTTAAAGAAGTGGGTAAATCTTTTACTCTTAATAAAGATGTTTGGGCAAAAGCAACAACTGATGCTATTAAAAATAAAAAAGATCCTGCTATATTTGTTGTAATAGGAGATGGAGACTCAAAAGTAAGACTTGCTATAATTGGAGTAGATATGTTAGAACAACTAATGGAGGAAAAATAAAATGTCTGAACACAATGAACCAGCAAAAACAACACTAGAAATGGTAAACGGTTTAACAGAAATTGCAGACTATATGCAAGATGAGGAACTTACTGCTGCTTTAACATTTATTGCTAAGGTAATTATTAAGCCAGACATTCCAACTCAGGTAGCAAGTATTGAAATAGTAAGACTACAAGCAATTGCAGCAAAGATGTCCTTCATGGCTACATGGATGGCAAATGTTGATAAAAACGATAGAGCAAAAAAGAATATTTATTATACTGCAGCAGAGTCTATTAACAATTTAGTATCTGCACTTAAATATATTATGCGCTAGTACCTGCTATACTTATATAAAACAAAGGGATAAAAATGACAAAAAGTTTACTACAGCAGGTTATGTTAAAGGAATCAGAAAAGAAGCAAGCAAAAATAGATCAAGACAATATCTTTGATTCTGATGCTATGATTGAAAAGATTAATCTTGGATACACCATTATGCGTGGTCCAAAGCATACACAGAAAAAAACATTTGCCCCATCAACAATTGTATATGGACATGGTGAATGCCCAAGATATTGGTACTTGGCATTTAATGGTGCAACATTTGAAGACAACACTGATGCCTACGGTGCAGCAAATATGACAGCTGGTACTTTGTCACACGATAGAATTCAGGCAGCAATGATGAACTCTGGAATTGCAAAGACATACATTAATGACAAAAATGAAAAAACTACAGAGTTTAAAGTAATTCACAATGATCCTCCAATCTTTGGATATGGCGATGCAATGCTTGATTGGGAAGGCGAAGAAATCATTGGAGAAATTAAAACAATGATGAGCGAAGCCTACGAGTATCGTAAAAAAACAAACAAACCAAAGACAGGTCACTTAGTTCAGCTTCTTATCTACATGAAGATTCTTGGAAAGTCAAAGGGAGCATTGATCTATGAAAACAAAAACAATCACGATCTAATGATTATTCCTGTTGAAGTAAATGATGGATATATTAAATGGATTAATTATGCATTTGATTGGATGAGAGAAGTTCGTAAGGCTTGGGAAGATCAAACATTACCAACAAAAAATTATCGTAACAACTCAAAGGTTTGTAAGTCATGTCCAGTAAAAGCAACGTGTCTTGAAGCAGGGACAGGCGTAATAAAAATAGCTTCATTAGAGGAACTGAGTGAAACTTTGTAGCAGATTTGATTGCGATATTTATTTTCTTCCAAAGGTAAGCTATCAAGTTTATTGCTCAGAAGAATGTAGAACATTTGCTACAAAAGAAAAAATAGCAGAACGCTATCAAGCTACACGACGTCAAAAAAGATTAGGAAAAGTAAGAAAGTGTTTAGGTGGGTGTGGAGTAGATCTATCAATATATAATGACTCTGGGTTCTGCTCTAATTGTAACGTAAGTGAAAAACTAGTAAACAAAATGATAAAAGAAATAAAAGGTATGGTTCAATATGAACAAGATAATTAAAGCAGGATCAACTACTGCTCCAGAAAGAATATGCGCTATTGATGCTAGTACCAATAGCCTTGCTTTTGCTTTATTTAATACACAAGAAAAAACATTAGGGGCTATTGGAAAAATTAAGTTTGAAGGCAAAGATACCTATGAAAAAGTTATGGATGCAGGTAAAAAAGTTAAAGCATTTTTTGATTACTATGGTGGATTTGAAGCAATAGTAATTGAGCATACTGTATTCATGAATAGCCCTAAGACTGCTGCAGATCTTGCATTAGTTCAAGGCGCTATTCTTGGAGCAGCAGGTCAATCTGGAACAAAAATAATTGGCAAGGTTGCTCCAATTACTTGGCAAATATTTTTAGGAAATGGCAAGCTAACTAAAGATGAAAAGTTTTTTATAAGATCAAAAAATCTAGGTAAGTCAGAAGCATGGCATAAATCAAATGAAAGAGAAATAAGAAAACAAAAAACAATTAGATTTATTAATCTTCAGTATGATAAAAAAATTACCGATAACGATGTGGCAGATGCATGTGGCATTGGTTACTGGGCAATAAAAAACTGGGACAAAGCAATAGGATTTGACAAATAACATCATGCCTGGTAAACTATATACAAGCGAAGTTTGGTTACGTAAACGATATTTAATAGACAAAAAAAGTCCAGAAGATATTGCCAAAGAGTGTGGGTCAAGCGTAGAGACAATCTATGTTTATCTTGCTAAATTTAATTTAAGGAAGTCAAAAAGATGAGTAAAGCACAAAAAATTCTTATTGGTTTAGGTATTGCTGGTGCAGTAGGTGTTACATATGTATTTACGGCGCTAAGAGGATTGCCAGAATTATTTGATTGGGAGGCAGACGATGAGTGATAATTTAACAATTACAGTTGATCAAGTAAATCATCCACGACACTATACAACAGATCCTTCTGGAGTAGAATGTATAGAAATTACACGTCATCGCAATTTTAATATTGGAAATGCATTTAAATATCTTTGGAGAGCAGGACTTAAAGATGAGGCAAAAACTATTCAAGATCTAGAAAAAGCAATCTTTTACATTAAAGATGAAATTAATAGACTAGAAGGTAAGTATGTCAACTGAAGAAGAGCTTGTTAAACATCTTGATACAATGAATACTGTCGTTGAAGAGTATTTAAAAGGCAGTGATCCAACAAAAATCTCTAAAGAATTATCCTTACCAAGAGTTCGTGTTGTTGCATATATTGATGAATGGAAAGAAAAAACATCAAATAATACAGCTATTCGTGCACGTGCAAAAGATGCACTTGCTGGTGCAGATGCACACTACAGCAAGTTAATTTTAAAATCATACGAAGTTATTGATGAAGCATCAATGATTAATAATCTTAGTGCAAAGACTGCAGCAATTAAACTTGTTATGGATATTGAGTCTAAAAGAATTGACATGTTACAAAAAGCTGGACTTCTTGAAAACAAAGAACTTGCAGAAGAAATGGTTGAAATAGAAAAACGACAAGAAGTTCTTGTTGGAATTCTTAGAGATATTGCATCATCTCATCCAGAAATTCGTGACTTAATAATGAAAAGACTTTCTGCTATTGCAAAAGAGGGAGAAGTGATTACAGTTGTCCACGATGTTCAATGATTTTTTTGAGGTATTAAAAAATAATAATTTTGAACAAATGCCAGTAGACGCTAAAACATTTGTTGAAGGTGAGTCATACCTAAACCAACCACCACTATCAGATGTTCAATATGACATTGTAGAAGCAATGAGTCAGATATACAGACAAGAAGACCTTATAGACATAATGGGAGAAGCAGAAGGAAGAAAATACTATAAAAAATATACAAAGAATGAAATTATTCTTCAGCTGGGCAAAGGCTCTGGAAAAGATTTTACCTCTACTGTTGCTTGTTCTTATATTGTTTATAAGTTACTTTGTTTAAAAGACCCTGCTAGATATTTTGGAAAACCAAGTGGAGATGCAATAGATATTATTAATATTGCTATAAATGCACAACAAGCTAAAAATGTTTTCTTTAAAGGTTTTAAAAATAAAATTGAAAAGTCTGAATGGTTTGCTGGAAAATATAACTCAAAGGCTGAATCAATTGAATTTGATAAAGGTATAACAGTTTATTCTGGTCACTCAGAAAGAGAATCCCATGAGGGTTTAAACTTAATCCTTGCAGTACTTGATGAAATTTCAGGGTTTGCAAATGAAGTTGGAACTGCAAACGATCAAGGTAAAACTGCTGACAACATATATAAAGCCTTCCGTGCTTCAGTAGACTCTCGTTTTCCTGATTTAGGAAAGGTTGCATTGCTTTCGTTTCCCAGATATCCAGGGGACTTTATATCTCAGAAATACGAAGCAGCAATTATGGAAAAAGAGATTATAACAAAGACACATAGGTTTATAATGAATCCAGAGTTTCCAGAAGACCTTGAAGGAAACTATTTAGATATTGCCTGGGATGAAGATACTATTATTTCCTATAAGTATCCTGGAGTGTTTGCTTTAAAAAGACCAACTTGGGTAGTCAACCCAACAAGACAAATTGATGATTTTAAATTAGCATTCTTTACTGATATGGGTGATGCAATGCAAAGGTTTGCTTGTATTCCAACATACTCTTCAGATGCATTCTTTAAGCAAAAAGAAAAACTTGAAAAATGTATGACTACAAGAAATCCAATTGATTCTAATAAAAGGTTTGACGCCTCATTTGTTCCAGACCCAGATAAAATTTATTATGTACATGCTGACCTTGCACAAAAACACGATAAGTGTGCAGTAGCAATTGCCCATGTTGACAAATGGGTTAACCTTCAGGTTGTAAAAGATTATGAACAGGTTGCTCCAATGATTGTTGTTGATGCCGTAGTTTGGTGGGAACCAAAAGTTGAAGGACCAGTCAACCTCTCTGAGGTAAAACAATGGATTCAAAATCTTCGCAGGCAAGGATTTAATCTAGGTATGGTTAGCTTTGACAGATGGCAA